TTTGCGAAAAGTTCAATGTAACTTACATCTCTTTTCATTATATTCCGTTTTTTCGCTCTTGTCAATAGGTAAAACGAAAAAAAAGCAAATCCCCACAAAAAAAGTGAGGACTTGCCGAGAGAGGGATTATAACTGGCTTTCGCCGAGTTCGCTGTTGATGTCGGTCGGAATGGCGTTTTTGTCGCAAAACTGAATAAGCAAGCGACGGCGTTTTTGATAGCGAGTAACGATGTTGTTGTCAACCGCTTCAATGCCTGATTTCGTCGCCATCACGGCCGAGGTAGTCATCGGAATAAGGTCTTTGATGATGTTCGCCACCGTTTCCCACGACGGATTTTGGACAAGCTTCATCGTGAAGTACGACGTAATGACCGCAGTCAGGATATACTTCGCACCTTTCAAGCCGATGTCGTGTCGTTTTTGCGCCGCTTCTGACCGGCCGAGAGAAAAGGCTTTTTCTTTTCCGTCGTCCTGCTCCGTTAAAAGCATATCCGCATTGACCTTTGCTTCTTTCATTTTGTAGGCCTTTATAATGGCCTTTTTCTTTTTCTTTGTGAGCTGATACTTTTTTTCTTCGTCCGATAGATTTTTATAGTCCACGGACGGCGGCGAAATTCGCCTTATTTGGGCAATATCCATATTTTGGTATATTTCCTCAAAGTCGGCATAATCAACGCCCACGCGCCCAAGTAGCCTTTTTCTGCGGCCTTTTAAGTCGTTGTCGGCGAACTGAACGCAAAAGTCGTCCAGTCCGTCAACCTTTTTGCTGTCTATTATATGTCCGATAAGCTGATTTACGGCGTTTCTTGCGGCCGTTGCCCTCTTCCCTTGCTTCCTTTGCGAAACCGCTCCGAGATAGCGCGACGTCCATATAAGCATTGTCAACGCTCCGTTCGCCGCAAAGTTCACCCAGAACGATTTAGAACGAATGTCGTTCGTTTCGATGACGAAAAAGTTAACTGCCAAAATGCCCAAAAGCAGAACGAACGTTAGCAAGTCAAACATATACTTTCGAAACTCGTTGCCCAGTTTTTTCCTGTCCATTTTTTACCCCTCTTGTTTTTGTTTTTTAAGATACTCTCCGATGATGTCCGCTCCCTGTTTGTCGCCCTTGTCTAAAAGGTAATTGCCGACTTTTCCGAGGACGAAAGAGCCGCCGTTTGAAGCGAATCCAACGGCCGTGATAACCCTCAATTCGTCCATTATAGGATAAAGCCCCCATATTATGGCAAAAAGCAGTCCCCAGAGGACGAACGCTCCTGGATTTTTAAGCTTTTCTTTTAAGCCTTTGAGCGCCGGAACGAACGATATAATCGCTATTGCCAGAAAGCCGCCCGACAAGGCTATTCCGCTTGCCGTCGTGTCGCCGCCTTTTTGCACCCAAACAGGAAACTGCGTGGCGGCCGCAACAATCGGAGCGGTAATGGCAAGGGCTTTCGCAGAAGCGTTGACAACCTTGCCTTTCGTCGCTCTTTTCATAACTTAACCCTCCCACTCGGTAGGTTTTTTAGGTTGTTCGACCTTGATGTCCTCGGATTGCTTTTTTGCGTCCTCAACTTTGGTTTTCAGCTCGTTGAACTTCTCAACAAGGCTTTCGAGCGAAATCTTCATATCCGCCATTTTTTGGTTGTAGTGAATTGCGTCGCCGAAGAACCCCTCAATGACGGACTTCGTTTCTTCCGTGAGGTTCGAGTGAGCGTAGGCCGTATGGAGCATATTTACGCACGCAATGAGGATTGCTTTCAATTCTGCCTGTTGTTTTGCCTGTGCCTCGTCCCTTTCGTTGACAGCCCCCACCAAAGCCGCAATTTCGCCGTCTATTCGGTCAAACTGCTCCGCATAGCCGTTCAGCTTATCAACAGCCTTTTCGTTCGCTATAATGGCGTCAGAGGTTCGTTTAAAAACGCCCTCTTGATTGTTGATGTTCTGCGTGACTTTCGCTTTTACCGCAGAAGCAATCGCCACAGAGGCCAAACCGATTATGCCGCTGACGACGGTCAGGATTTCCGCCTTGTACTTTTCAATCCATTCGGCAAGGTTTTTCGTCTTTTCCTGTTCGTGGAGCTTTTCGATAACGATGTCCGCAACCTTGTCCGCGTCCAGTTTCTCGCCCGTTTGTTCCTGTTGTTCGACGACCTCTTCTTCTGCGTAACATACGGTAGGGCTAACTAAAACCCCGACCATAAGCACGAGGGCAAAGATAATCGCCATAAGTTTGATAGTTTTTTTCATCATAACACCTCGTTTCCGTCTTGTCTTTTTTCGCACTCTTCAATGCGGTTTTCCAGTTCTTGAAGTTTGCTTTCGAATTCTGCCCTTATCGACCTTTCGAGGCCGTCGATATAGTCGCAGAACCTTTCCCCTCGGAATATAACCCTTTCGAGAGGAACGCACTCATATCTTTGCCCTTTCCCAACCACTATGACGTGGTTAGGAATAGGCTCGTTTACGTTGATAATGTTGTAAACAATGTTTTTTTCCATAGGTCGCTCCTTATCTTGCGTTGTTTCTAACCGTATAAGTGAAACAGATAGGTTTCGTCGGTTTTGTCGTGCAGGTTATCGTCAATGGCGTTGCAAAGGCTTTTCCGCTTACGATTTTACACCCTGCCGCTTCGAACGTTTCTTTGTCTGTTTCCGTAGCAAACGACAATTTGACTTCGCTGTTCCAAACAACCCCATATTCGATTAGGCTGCTGCTTGCCGAACCGCTGGCAGTCCATTTGAATGTTCCGCCCGTTTCAGACACCCACTCACTAACCAAAACTGTCGTACTTTGTTCGTTGATGTTTTCTTGTTTGGCAGAAACAACATAAGCCCCTCCTGTTGTTGAGCTTCCCACGACAGCGAGATAATAATCTGTCCCTATCAGGTATTTTGCGTAGTCTTGTATGCCCGCCGAATCGCTTAAATAGTAAACTGAAGAAGAAACGCCATAGTTCAGTTCTATATAAGAGGTCGCATGGTAAACTCTTGCCGGAGCAATTTTGTCCGTGAAAATGGCAACAATATCCGTGCTTAAAATCGTTTCGTCAAACGGAATTCGCACATAGTACTCTTTCGGAATCGTAAACACATGAATCGGCAGGTATTCTGCGACGGTTGAAAAATCGGAAAAATACGCAACTGCTCCGTTCAGGCTATATGTCAACGAAGCCTCGGAAGTTATATTCGCCGTTGCCGTTGCTCTATCTACAACAACAAGTGTTTTTCCATTGACAGCAAACTCTGCTTTTGCAACGGTAGTGCCGTCCGACAAGGTCATAGAAGAAGCCACTGCATAAACTGTCGTTGGCGCTTCCACTGACGCTCCGTATTGAAGTTTATAGGATTTGCCGACTTCAAACTGCAACATTCCTCTGTTGTCTGCCGCAACTGCCGTGTGAGAACTTGTAGAACCTACGGCATAGTTTTGCGACGTAGTCATTGAAAAGTTCACATCGTTTCCAAGTTTGACGATGTTTTCTTCCGTAAAAGTAAACTGTTTCCCTTTTACTCCGCCACCGCTCGAAATTGTGCCGCCGTCAACGATTTTTTTGTTCGTCGCATCCCACTTCAGAAGATGTCCGTCTGTAAGCTCTGACGGTTTCGCCCTCGTCGCAAGGTCTTGCAAATCGGACTGTGCCTCATTGATGTTTCCGTTTGCGTCCAAAACAACGTCGCCAACCATTGCCATTCCGCTTGCGTCGAATACCAACGCTCCGTCTTTCGTTCCGTCGTACTTCTCCGCTTTCAAGCCAGCAGGAGAAGTCAAAGCCGCCGTGTTACCTTTTGCAACCGTTATGAGCTGTTGCTCGACATCAAGGTTCTTTACGTCAACAGTCGTAGTCGTGCCTTTTGCGGTTAGATTGCCGTTGATTTGGACATCTTGAAAAGTCTGTTTGGCGGTGAACGTGTTTTCCTCGTTTGCTTTTATGCCATCGAAAGCTATCCCATCAACAAACGCCGCGCCCTCTGTCGAAGTTTCCCCGATTTCCAAAGTGCCACTTATAGCGCTTGTCGGGAGCGTGTCAGCCGTAAACGTCAGTTTGCCTGCCTCTTTGTCGATAGTCTTTTTAAGGCCAAATTGCCCTGCAAGTTTGCCGTTTGCCTCGTCCAAAGTGAAACGAACTTCGCTGTTGACTTTGACGTCGGCGTCGGTGTATTGATAGGTTTTTGGTGGATTTACAGAAGTCCATTGAATTTGCGTATATAAATACGGATATGAAGACGCACTGCTATTGTTATTGAAAAAACGAAGTCTTTTTCCAATTTCAGCCGTTGGCGACCAGTCAAGCATTACACGCGGATTTGATGACCCTCCGCCGCCTCCGTCTGGTTTGCTTCTTGTTAATAAAGTAAAAGCTGAAGTCGCTGGATTTTCATGTATATTAAAATTTTTCCAAGTACCATTCGACTCTAATATTGAAACAGTATCACCCACTTTTACGTCAAATGGCAAATACCAGTAGGTTACTCCTGTTTCGGTTAAAACGTCGTAATGATGGCCATTGCTCCAGTCGGCCGTGTTTTCAACGCCCCACCCACTCGTCGCAAGCGTAACCGCCTTTTTCTTGTAGGTTTGAGGGAGTGAGGAAGGCGTAAGCGTCAAAATGCTGCCCACCATTATTTCATCGTTTGCGTCGGTGAAGTTCTGGACGTTCGATGTGAGGGAAATAGTCGTTATTGGCCTGCCACCCATATCGACATTTTCAACGGCAGTATTAGACGTAATTATTGCCATAACGGTGTTCGCCGCCTGTCCAAAAAGCTCGGAAATGTCAAAGTACGGGAGCATTTGTCCGTTGTTTACCAAAGACTTAACTTGGACGCTCTTTTCTGTACCCGAAACTGGACGATAAGTGAAGCTCGCTTGTATTTGCGCATTGCTGAACGGTATTAAAATCGCACCGTTGAAATAGTAGTCAAACGCAGAGCTTTCTTCGTGATTGAAGTCGCCGATTTTGAACGTGTAGCTTTCACCTTGTATCTTATCGTAAACGCACTCTTTTGTCGCTTCCTCGTCGGTATATTCGACTTCGAGAATGCCTTTTATGCAAGTTGGCATATCCTCGTAAATGTAAGTACCGCCGTATGCTTTGTTTGGAACTCTGTCCGCCACAACGCCTATCCAACGAGCACGAACATCTCCGTTCACATAGTCAGTCGTTACTAACTCGTTCGAGATGTTAGCATAGTTCGCTTCAATAACATTGTCCGTGAGTGTAAGTTTGAGTTTTGCGTTCTTCGTGGCGATACTTTGACACATCGTCAGGAAGCGTGTATTTTCGGTTTCGCTCGGTTGTTGAAGAATTGCCGCAGGGTTCGTTAAAGAGTAAAGGTATTGTTTTTTACCATAACGAGCCGCCGTCAAACTTTGCCCTATTAAAGCACTGCCAGTCGGGCAATATACATACACCGTAGTAGTGTTATTATAGTAATTGTTGCGAACGTTCATTTTTTGTACGGCCGCATTGAGGACTACTATTCCGTTTTCCGTGCAAGCATAAGTGTTATATTCTGTTGAAGAACTGACATATTTCAGCTCTTTTTCAACGCCGCCGATTGTCAATAACAGGCTATACTTTCTCACCTCTGGATAGTCGATAATCGTGTCCGTTACGAATGAATTGTCCCACGTTCCAGTCGTAAGCACAATGTTACCGTTCCAAAGTGGCTTGTGATATTCGCTCCACATCGGGTCTTCGCCCTCGCTAATATTGCCTTGCACAAGCTGTACCTTAAACGCTTCGTACTTTTGAGGCAACGCTGTTGGAATGTCAGGAGCTGGCGGCGCAGGAATGTTTCTAATCTGTTCGTCCGTGTAAGCGTTCGCCTGTGTTTTTGCCGCTTCTGCTGCCTTGTCGATATAATCTTTGCGCAACTGTTCGCGCTTTTCAAAATCTTTATATTTTATTGCCATAATTTCACCTCGTTAAGTTACAGTAATGCTGTCTATGCGGAGTTCGGACATCGGGCTTCCGTCTGAATAACTATTGTCGATTTCCAAAGTCATATAACTTGCAGGAAATGCTCCACCGAGAGAACTACTAAACGCACCATCTGCAATAGTAAAGCTTTGGTCAAGTTCTGTAATATTATAGTTTACATAATATGCGCCCGTATCGCCGAGAGTGGTATCCTCTACCTCGAATGGTTTAGCTTGTCCATCAATGGTGATACTGCCAGTTACTTTTACAGTTTGCCCCGCAGAAGTAAACAGTGAACCAGTCTTTTTATAATACTTGTCATAAGGTACTTTTTTAGGATTGTCTATTGTTACAACGAGAGGTACTGTCCAATCTTCCAAGTTTGCGTGTTCTTTTATGGAAGTCAACTCAAATGCTCCCACTATATCGTAAGGAGAAAATCCTATCATTGCTTTGTCAGCCTGTACAGGCTCCCCAGACGAAACGTCTACGCCATCGTACACAGCTATCATAATCGGACTGTCAGGCAACCAAGTAGATGTCGTTATAACAGGAAATGAAAACGTACTTCCAGAATTAGCTTTTCCGTCTATCGTGCCTGCCGTAACTATTGTTTCTACCCCATTCTGTACAATGGTTAAATCGTAAATCTTATCTATTTCAAGGCCTATTGCTTTGTTAAGAGTTTTCTCTACACCACGGCTTCCGCCTGCGTCTATTTCCTCTTGCGTAACCACAATCGGCTCTGTCAACAAGTTAGTATTAACCTCTTTCTGCACAATGCTCGTGAATGTTACATAAGACCAGACCTTTGTTTCTCCGTTGTCTCCTGCAATAACAGTACTTGCGTTTTCGTCTGCCTCTGTGCCGCCTGTTGGTGTACTTTTCGCTTTATCGATAACATAAATAATCTTTTGGTCGCTATAATCTAACAAGCATATCGGTTGGTCGATGTCAATTCTTTGAGCCTTAATGTCTCTTTCGTACTCCTCAACACTTCCGTCAAGTTTTCCGATTGTCGCTTTGATATGATAGTTTTTGCCCTCTATAAAGTCAAGCGGATAGTCCAAATTGACATATCCCTCTCCCTCGCTGCCGATAACAACCTGCACTGGGTTTTCCAAAAGTTCAAGTTCTGGGTTTATGCCTGCGAACACATAGTCAACAGATTTGAAATAGAGGTCGAAAAGCGACTGAATATATGCTCTGTCATCTGTGTTCGGGTTTGTGGAAAGCTTGCCGTTTTTGATAAGGACAGTTTCGCCGTCGGGAAGAATTATGCCCGCTTTTTGGTTAGTCGCCGCCCTCGGTTTGATAACGCCCTTTTCGTTGACTTCCATAGTGTTTCCGTCAGGAATAACGCCGCCGAGTGAATTGTAGGTCGCAGGTGAGAGTTTGAAAACCTGTCCCAGACTGTCCCAACCGTCGGGATGTTCAGTGCTTTCCCCAACCCACGCATAGTTTATTCCGTCAGGATGTATGACTTCCCAAACATCGCCGATTTCTGCCGTTGCCGATTTAGTCAAAAGGTCTGCGTAAGTATTGACAGAGCCTTTGAATTGATAAACGCCTGTAATGTCGCGTTTCAAGTCCGCAACGTCTTGTTCGAGCGTATTCGTTCGGTTTTCTAAACCGTCAATGGCGGTTTGTGCCTGTGAAAGGCCGACGGTGTTTGCGTCTATCTTATTATTTGCTGTGTCGAGTTCGGCGTTCGTTTGTACGATTTGACCTTGTAGACCGTCTATGCCCTCTTCGAGCCTTTGTATATCGTTCGACCACGTTTCGCCGTCATAGTTTACGTTTCGCAGAACCTTACCCAAAACCGCAACGGAAGCAAGCACTCTTTCGTTCTTCCAAACCGTCCCCGTGCCAGAATTGACCAGGTCAGCCGCAACGAATAAAGCCGAGATTTCCAAAGAACCTTGCAAGCCCAAAATGCCGCTCGTATCGGTAATTGTGTAAATCCACGCTTTCTCGGTGGAGTTGTAGCCGATATTGAGCGGTCGGATAGTCAGGCCGTCCTGCCGTTTGCAAGCGAGTTTCACCCACTTTACGTCAGGCCACGCAATGACGGCTCCTGTGTCGTCCACAAAACTGAATTTGATTTGATTTACGGCAAGGTCGCCGCTTCCGTTTTGGACAAAGCGGTTATCTTCTACCTTGTAAATGTTGCCGTTGCTTTTATAGATATAAATTTTCATAAGTTTACCTCGTTTTTATTGTAACACCTGAAAAACCGTTTGTCAACCCCAAACATACATATTTTCCGAGCGGTCGTTGATTGCAACGTATAGGTTTTCCTCTCCGTCGCCGATTGCGAACGCCGTATAGCCTGCCGCAACTATGGAGTTTGTCAGGTCGTTGACTTTGACTTTCAAAACAACACTCTTCGCCGTTTCGTTAAACTCATATTCGAATATGTCCGAAACCGCCAGTTCTGCCGCATTGAAATAGTTTGTGCCTTTTACCCTCGTTATATCCATTCGGGAATATTTCTGTTTAGAAATCCACGCCGTGAGCCTCGCTGGTTCTGTTCCGACAAGAGCGTTGTTTGCCGCAAAGCCTGTTCCGATGATGTGAAGATTGTTCGTGCTTTCGAAGTCCAAACAATACTTTGTCGTTATCGCCTGTTCCCTGTCTTTGTTGTAGTAAAGCGCACGCCTCGTTGTAATGTTTTTGACAAATCCTGTCGCAGAAGAGGCCGCAGGGAGCTTTTTAATAACTTCGGTTTTCCCCTCAACCGTCATTGCCGAAAAGTCAATCGCCGTTCCGAGCTGAATGTTTATTCCCGTAAACTCTCCGTTGTCGTCAACGTATGGACAATAAGCAACCTTTTTGCCGCCTATCCAGTCAAAGATTTTTTTGTTTTCCGTAACAGAGAACCCTGCCGTGTAGTTGTCGTAAAATTTCGACTGAAACACGCTCGTCTGCCCTGCTCCATAGTTCGCCGTCGGGAGCAAAAAGCTTTTCGCAAGGCCTGTGCCGGAAGTGTGAATCGACGAATATCCAACCTTTGCCGCAGAAACATCTTCCCCGAACAGTCCTTTTATAAGGCTTGTCAGCGCGTAATGGCTTATAATAGGTGAGGCCTTTTTCTTCGCTTCCCATTCCAGAGCCGTGCCGATTCCAACCGTTGCTCGCATTGTCAAAATCGTTTCAAGCCCAGTCTGTGGAATCGTGAAAAGCCGTATTTCCCTGTTGATTCCGATTTTTTGATTGATGTTGTTGTAGTTTTCGGTCAGATAATACCGCACGTCTATATAATCGTCGAACGCTGAAAACTCACGCTTCCAAACGATAAAGCCGTTTATTCTTCCCAACAGCGGCCACAATCCTGCAAAGTTCGGAACAGTGTCATCATAAACAAGCTCCGTGTTTCCCGTCCTTAAAAGCTTTCCAGAGAGATTGTTCCCGTATCGGTAAAGGTCAGGCGTTGCGGTTTGTTGGTTCGAAATGATTTGCAGGCGTTTTTCCGCCGCCGTTGCTTCGGGCTTCAAAAGCTCAACGGTCGTGTCAATCGTCGGAACATAGGTAATCGTCCAAAGTATGCCGTATAGGTCTGAATAGCTATCGCTCCAAAGTGAAGTCGTGTTCGAATACCGAACGTCAAGGCTGTCAATGTCGGTTGACGGATATTTCACTTTCGCCCACGCTTTCAAAGCTTGTTTCAAAACGTTCTCATAATTCGCCACCGTAAACAGGAAAAACTTATAGGTTGAAACAACGGACTGTTCCGTTTGCCCCCTCGTGTAAGCCATATAGTTGTTCTTTTCCGTTTCGGATAAAGTCTGATAGTATTCGCTGTCAACGAACCATTCCGTGAAGTCGATTTGGAAATCCGACATATTTTCTATGACGAGCGACGGCACCCACGATTGCGCAACATACTTTCCGAACGCAACGTTTTTTGACAAGGTAAAGGCGGCCTTTGTTATGTACTCGACAGAGAACGCAAAAAGAAACTCTGCGTCGTTTGTCGAGGCCGAGGCCGTCCTTGCCTTTAAGGTGTTGACTTCTGTAACCTCTCGCGCTCCGACAGCGTTCTTCACGTCGGAATAAATACTGCCGCAAAAGTCGTCAACGTTGTTGCTTCGTGCAATCGTTATCGGTTCGATTGTTTCGACGTCCGTATATTCCGTCAAAGAAAAATGGCCGATTTCGATTTTAAGCGTATCGCCCCACTCGGTGATTGTTGCCTTTGCTCTGCTGTCGAACGCAGAAAAAATAGCGTCCAAAACCTCTCGGAGCGTTCCCGACATCTTGATTTCTTCCGCTTCGTACTTTGCCAGCACTTCCGCTGTGGCCGTGGCGACGGAAAACTCGACGGCTTTTGTTTCACCGAAAACAGCCATTTCGACATTCTGCAAAAGTTTGTTGACCTGCTGTTGCATTGTGTCGAGCGTGTTCGTCAGAATTGCGGCTTGTAAAACAAACTTTTCTAAAATCTTTGTCTGCTCCACTAAAACAAGCGTATGTTTCCACAAACCCTGTTTGTCCGCAGGCGTTACGTTATCAGCTCCAACGCAAAAATCGAGGTAGTTCACCCCGAGTTGAATAAACGCTATTCTTACTTTTGTAAACGGCTTTATGGCCGCTCCGCTGTTTGAGTAAACAACAACAGTTGCCGTCGCCAAAGTTATGCCGTCGGCCGCCTGTGTAACGGTGAAGCCCTGCTCCGCCTGTTGTTCCACGTTGTTTATTAAAACCTTTATCATCTACCGCCCCTCTGTGAAATGTCGCCCAGTCTTTCACGCAAAAACGCAACCTCTTGTTCGTTCTTCCTTAACTCGACAGCTTTATTCGCCGCCGTAATGCCCAAAGTCGCAACCGTCATTGCCGCGCCCAACGGAGAAGAAAACGCCTGCCCAACGAGCGTTGCTGCCGAAATCGTTTCGTTTATGGTCGTCTGTCGCAGATAGTCGCCTGTCAGGTCGCCATAGCCCGAAACTGCCCACGTCGCCGCTTTTTTCGCAAACTGTACGGCAATCACTCTTCCAACGCTCTTGTCCTCTTTCTCGCGTTCTTTCGGCGTTTGAGTGGTGGACGGGCTTTCCGTGTCTTTCACGTCCGCTTCGTAAACGGCCTTGATAGGTATAACATACGCGTTTTTTTGCATAATATCACCTCGTCAAAGTTAAAAGATAATAGCCGCCGTCCTGCGCATTGACTTTTGTCAGTGAGTACGATTGAGCCGTAAAGGTTTCCCCCTCGGCGGTGTAAACAATACTCTTTCCTGCCAGTCCCTCACCGTTCTTGTCGTCGTAAAGCTCTTTTTGAAAAATCTTTTGCAGATTGTCATCGGCCGCCGCCACTATGGACAGCGTGCAGGTCTTCGAATTGTTGACTTTGGAAAACTCGAGGTCTTTCTTTCCCATAGGTAGCCTTTGAGCAAAGTTCGGATTCGAGCCGTTCTGCTGTTGAAAACAATATTTCAACGGATAGGAAGTGTCGCCGATTTTGAGCGTTCCGATAATACCGCCCAAATAAGCGTTTGGCGAGTATTCCGCCGAAACATACCAGGAACAGACAACCGCTTTCGGAGTTGCCCCTTTCGTGTAAATATCAAACGGAGTTGCGAAAGAGTAAATGCCGAACGATAGCTTTGTGTAAATTTTTTGCCCGTCAATCGTGAATTGCAAAAAGCCCGTTTGTTCTTCGGAAATCTCCGCAATCGCTTTTCGTACTTCGTCAATCTTTTTTACGTCGAAAACGAGCGTAAACAGAAACGGACACTTCGTTTTTTCAACGCTCGGGACAACCGAACGTTCCGCCCCTCCGACTTTCGATAAAAGGAAGATAGCATCGGGCTTCAGAAAAAGTGCGTCCGTCCCGACATCTTCCCGAACGATAATCTCCTGCGGTTCGGTCTTTGTTTCGTCGCCCACGGTGTAAACCTTGTCAAGTTTCGTGTGCAAGCATTCTGCAATATAGTTTGTAAAAAATGTTTGAAAAGTCATAGCTCTGCCGCCTTGTTTTGCTGTCTTTCATAAAGACGCTGTTCGTTTTCCGTAACGAGCTCCCTCACCTCTTCGTCGGTAAGTTCGCCGCCGAGGATTTGCCGCATTGTTTCCATTGCGGAGTTTATCCCCCTTTCTATCCAACCCTCATTCGGATTGTTTCCGCGCTTCCACGGTTCGTTTGTTATAATCGCAACATTGTTGACGGTCATGTCTTTGCTTTTATAAGGCGTTGTTTCGTCGCCTATGCCGACAAAAACGCCCTGCTCCGTTTCATAAACCCTTATCGAGTTGCAAAGGTTGCCCGTATCGTAAGGGCAGATTGCTTTGAGAGCCGAACACAAAAAGTCCGCCGCAAGGTATAGCCTATCTCTAATCATACGAGCGTTAAGGTGAAAACCTTACTGTTTGCCGAGCGCGAGGACGGCCGCACATAAACGCTCTCAACCGAGTAATCGTGGCCGTTCCACTCTACCACATCGTCAGCCAAAACCCCCTCAAGGACTTTGCTTTCGGAGTAAAGCGTGACGGAACGGCGAGGGGACAGAAGTCCAACCGTCGGCGAAATCTGCTCTTCCCTGCGGTCTTTTTCCCACGCTTTGAAAGGCTGAACCTTGTATTCCTCAATATTCGTTTCTCCGTCCAAAACGCGCCTTTTAAGGTATGCCGTTCTAAAAATCACTTAAATCACCCCACGTTGTTTTGCCGCCTCTGTATAACAGGCCGCCGACAGACAGTTCCAACCTCGCCATAGGTGCGAGATAACGCCGCAAAAGCTCGTCTTCGCTTATCGTTGCGTTCGTGTCAAAGTTAATGCCGACAATCGTGGTAAAGTCGCCCACCCTCGTCCAGTAAAACGCTTGCTCGAGCTTCGCATTGTAAAACGCTTCTTTCTGCTCTTCTGCCAGTCTTTCCTCACGGAACGTCGGATTCGTTCTTTTCACGTAAAGCGTAATATATCTATCCACCCTATTGACAAACGCCACGTCCTGCATAGGTTCGGGCATTGCTTTCAGAACGTCAGACAGGTTCTCGCCGAATCGGCTTTCGTAATCGTCCAAAAACTTTTGGGCTTCCGTTATTGTCATTTTTGCCACCTCGCTATAAAAAGTCAGGGGCAGGGGAATTCCCCCACCCCCTTTTGTTTAGGTTTTTAAGCCGTTGCTTGTGCGTGCAGATAAATACCTGCGACTTTGTTATCATAGACGAACTCGTCGTGATAAATTCTGTACTGGAATTTGTACGCGTCCATTTCTTGGTTCTCGTCAGGAGTGAAAACTCTCAAACGAACGTGTTTTGCAACAGCAATGACTGCGGATTTTGCGACAATCATAAAGTTGATTTGAGCGCCGTCGGAAGCTTTTGCGAAACCGCCAGTGTCGCCCGAGCTGGTGCCTGCCTTGACGTCAATCTTGGTGTAGAAGCGGCTCTCTGGAACCTGAACGACTTTCATTCCGTCGAAAACGTCAAAGTTTCTGTTGAGGTTGCTGTCGCCGTTTGCGAAACGGTAAGGTTGTACTCTCTTCAACATCTGATAGACTGCCGGAGTGAGGTAAAGGATTCTGTCCTCGAGCGGAACTTCGTCGTTGGTGAGTTTTGCCATAGCGTCGTCGATTGCCGCGACAACGGTTGCGTCGGTCAAAGTGCCAGGGGTAGCTTTGGAAATGCCCGCTTTTTGTGCCAACGTGGCGAAACGGTAAGCGTCGATTTCAGGAACGACTTTCTGACGGATAAATGTTCCCAAAAGGTTGCCAGCCATTACGTCGAGGGTTTCCTCGTTGTCCATAACGTCAAGGTTAAATTCCTTGCCACGGTCTTGAGTGAGCTTCATGCTCTCCCAGTTAGCGGTTACAGAACCGTCGGTGAATCCGCTGTTTCTCGAATAGTTAGAAAGCGGGTCAAGTGCGACTTTCAGAACCTTTACGGTTTGTGCGCCGTCGAACAGAACAGGAGCGCTCTCGAGGTCGACGGTTTTAGAAGCGGTTTTATACACTTCGTCCAAAAGCGGTTGATATTTTTCCGCAAGTGCAATAGAGTTTGCCATAATTTTAATCTCCTATAATTTTTTAGTTTTTACTTAAGCCCGAAAGCGGTTCGCATTTTTGCGTCGTCCCCATCTGGCGGCGGAGCGATTTTCTTCCCTGCCTTGATAGGTTCTTTCTCTGCGAATAAATCGGGATATTTTTCTTTCAAGCCTTTGAGCTGTTCTTCAAAACCGTTGAGCTTTTCGCCCTCAAACGTGAGTTTGTCCCTTTCGATAAAACCTTGCAAGAGTTCGGGATGTTTCGCCCCTGCTTCTTTAAGGCCGTCAAAAACGGAGTGTTTCACTTTGATTTCCGTTAAGTTCTTTTCATAGTTCTCGGCCGCCTTTTGGTTTTCCGCCGTGAGCTTTTCGATTTGCGCCTTGAGTTCAGCGTTCGACTTGTTGCTGTCCGCAAGCTCCGTCAATTGTTTGTCCCTTTCAGCCAGTTGAGCTTGAAGCTCTTTCACCTTGTCGCTTTCCTCTTTCAGTCTGCTGTGAGGTATGAAGTTCCCGAACCCGACGAAAAGGTCTTTTTCGTCTTTCAGCTGTTCAGACAAAGAATTGTAGGTGTCCTCGGTCAGTTTGCCTTTGAGTTGTTCAAAATTTGCCATATAAGCCTCCTCTACGGTGTTTTACGTCGTCGCCGACGATTGAGTTTCTTTTATGTCAAATAGCCGTTTTCGCCAGCCATTCGTTTTTATATTGTGTATCTGTACGGATAAATCGGCCGCCCGTTCATCAACGATTTTTTCCGATAAATCCGTTCTAACCTTTCAGCTTTGGCCGAGAGCCTGTCGGCTTCCTTTTCACCGCCGCTCGCCCTCATAACCGCCGCCTGTTGTTTCACTTTGTAAATTTCCGTTTCGTATGTCCTTTGCATACGGTCAACAGCGTATTCCCGTTTGATTTCCGCTTCCGAATATTCCTGCGGAGCTTTCTGCCCGATATAAGCAATAACTCTGTGTCGGCAGTTGAAACCGCTTAAAATGCCGTTCCCGTCGTTCTTTACCCCTCGCATAGCGTTCTCGATAGGTTCGTAACGATTGCCGTTTTCCACGCCGTATGTGCCGTCTAAACTGTATAACCGCCCTTGCCACTTCGCACATCTCGGAGAGCAGTTCGGATGAGAAGTCGTCCAGACTAAACGAACGCCCTTTGCTTTGAGTGCCGCAAGGTCTTCCATATTCGCTTCAAACCTGACCGCCATTTCCGCCCTGTTGCGGAGAGAAACGACATAGCTTTCACCGTTTCGAATATCGCCTGCAATCGGCGGGTCTGCCGCCAACGCTTCCAAAGCAATTTGGAGTTTCCTTTGATAGTCCGCTATGATAGGAACACCGAAACTCTTTCCGTCGTTGAGATACCGCCTGACTTCGCCCAAAAGCTGTGAGCCTTTCGCCTGTCCGTAATCGCTGTTAGCGAGGTTATTGTTCAAAATGTTGTAGGTATAAGCGAGATACCAGTTCCATTTTTTAGCAGAAGCAACGAGCGCCTTTTTCGTAACCTCTCTTTCCTTTGGATTTTCAATCGTCTTGCAGTAATCGGAAATGAGCTTTGCAAGGCTCTTCGACAGCTCCGCTTGCGGCCGCCCCTCTGCGTTTGACTTCGCTATCTCGGTTTTAATATCCGCAATGACTTTATTGAGGGCAAGCAAAGAAGCCTGCGCCTTATCTTTCGCCAACATCTCCGACCTCGTTTATCAGACTGTCAAGCTCGGGAAGAGCGTTCGGATTGTCAACACTCATTCCCTGTTCAATCTTTATAAGGTTGAGTTCGTTTGTCAGCTCGTCCTCGGACATATTCTTATTGACGTGCCGCACAACGTTTTCCAAAGAAACAATCTTTTGCATATAAGCGTTGCCCCAGTCGGTCAAAAGCTCTTTCTGCGTGTCTTGTACGTAATCGCCAAAGTCAACCGAAACCGCCGTGTTTTCATAGTCGAGCTGGTCGATGTCAAACGGAAGTTCCACGTCTGCGTGTTGTTTTATCCACGACGTAAGCTCCAAACACCTCGTCAACATATTTTCCAAAAACGGCGTCCAAAGCTGGACTTTCATTTTCCTTGTGTCGATTGTGGTCTTGTTTCTTTCCTGCTGACTTTCCGCAGAGGCAGAAACGCTTTCAAGTCCCGTTATGCCCAAAGCGAACGGAGATAGCCCTGCAACGTTTATTGCGTTCGTGAGGTAGAAACGCAATTTTTCCATAAGGGACTGATACTTGTCAGGAATTTGCGTCCACGATATTTGGTCGGCGCTCTTTTGGTCGGGGTCAGAGGTTACCTTGACAAATTTTTGCGTGAAGTCGTCCCGCAGGTCGTCCTTTAATACGGTTTTTCCGTTTGAGAGTTTTACCTCTTTTTTCGGAATCATATTGTCAGGGATATAGACCTTTGTTTTGTTCGTTCGCGTTTCTTCCGACAGCTCCGAAACGATTTCGTCCAGTCCGTCAAAGCTCGGAATTGCGCCCTCATAGTCAGAAGCACCGTAAGGCGAGTTCGGAAATCGCAACGACGGCGTTTTGTTCGGCTTCTCAAAAGCCAACAGCCCCTGTATCCCCTCAAACGTTACTTTCGGATTTTCTGCCAAATCGTAAGTCTGCGGAATAGCCGTAAGCGGAACTTCTTTCTCTGCGTTCCACAACGAATACTCAATTGTCGCGTCGCCCTTTTCGTCCCTGCCGTATCTTTCGTGTAAACAGTACTTTTCGCCTTTGTATTCGAGGTAAGACTTGAAAACGATTGCAATCGTCTTTCCTCTTTCCTTTTCTACCCTCGCCTGTGTAACGTCGCAACATTCGAGAATCGGAAGCGGTGAAAGGTCGGTGTCAACGCTGAATTTGTAAAAGACGTGTCCTGTTACGCTTTCCGAAACTGCGCCCTTGATAAGCTCTTTGCTGAAACCTATCTCGTCGAACACCTCTTTCAGAACGTCCGTGGCCGCCTTTGTCTTTTTCTCGTCTATTTCGCCCTCATTGAAAACAGTCGCCTTTAAGGTTAAAGGATTCCCGAAAAGAATGTTCGCCATTGCGTTTGAAATCCTGCTCGGCAAGCCGCTGTGTATCATTCGGCTGCCGTCTGGAACCATCCGCCAGAAGAACGAGTTTGTCCCGATAATCCACGTATGATACAAAAGCCGTAAGGCGTAAGGATTCCCTTGCGCCCAAATCTTATACTCCTGTATGGTTTGCGAAAAGTCCTGTTCTTCGCTTATCCCTAACCTCGCCGTCAACGCTGGATTAAACTCAAACTCTTTTCTGTATCTTTCCATATCCTCGTTAAACCTCTTGTATCGCCTGTTTCTGAAGTAATCTCTAATTCCCATTGTTTGACCTCAAAAATGCTCGCATGTGCCTTGTCAAGCCGTATTCCGCACTGTCCATTATGTCGTTCTGCGGTTCGTTCAAGTCCTCGCGTTTTTGCCCTTTCTGCCCCTCTGCCCACTTCGCCATTCTGTAAGCGTTATAGGCTTTGCGGCCACCCTCGTTTTTGTTAAACACTATTCTGCCAGTTGCAAACCCGATTATGAGCATATCTATTCGCTCTTTGATTGTTGCCTTATACGAGCCTATGACCGGCGGTAAGTGTTCTTTTTTGAAGCGTGTCTTTAAATCCTCAATGTAGTTCTGCTCGGCACTGTCAACCGCAACATAGCTTATAGGGACAATCTGTCCCCACCTTTGAATAGCCGCAATCAGCTTTTCCGTCTTCGCCGTATAACCGCACTGTTGAAACTCCACAAGGTCGCAGATACAAACCTTTGAATAGTCAGGTTTCCAACCAATCAAACAAACGGAGTTTTTCGCTCTCGTTGCGCCTATATCCACTCCAACACCCCACTCTGAATATTCGAGCGTGTCCACGTCCTCAAATAGGTCGTCCGACATATACTCAATGAAGATATTGTCGTTCGGCGTTCCTCTTTCGCCTAAAATTTTTATGGTGTAGTAATAGCTCCCTTTCGGATAAATCTTTTCGGCGGCGGCTATCTTTTCAGGCGTCATTATAGGATTGTCGGCCATTGTGAAATGCTCGTATAACCAGCCTTTTGTTTTCGGCGTTCTGTCCATATCTGCCCTTATTGAGGCAGGAACCTCGCCCACCGTTTCGCACCTGTTGATGTAGTCGGTATAAATGTAATGCGTCGGAGAATCGCCGTTGAGTGTCCATATCGTAAGCGGATTGTCAAACGAAACTTGCCTTGCGAAACATTCGTCTATGAATTGCTTATTCGCAACGTTTACCTCGTCAACAAAAATGTTTTCTACCGAAAGGCCGACGATGTTCGTCCACTTCGATTTGTCCGCATACCCAGCCAAAAGGATTTTTTTGACCCCTTTCGGCGTTTCCATTCGAACGTATGACCGCCCCACTCTGTCCTTTTCCAGTGAGCAGTATTCGGGATATAACGTCAAAAGCCCGAGTTCGTCCTCGAGTATGTTATTTTTTATAGTGTCAAGGTCTTTCCCTGCAATGAGGTGTAACGGAGCGTCGCTGTCGTAAACCTTATAAAAGAACAGCTGTTTCGCAATAACCGTTTTTGACGACCTTATCGTCCCCTCAAACACAAACAGCCTTGTCGTTGGTCTTAACCCGATTCGGAGCGTGTCAATGAGCTTCTTATTCGGCTTCAGCATCTTTCTTTAGCTCGGTAAGAACGGCCTTAACGTTATCGTTCTCAAGAACAAGCCTTTGAGGTTCGACGTTCTCCCTTTGGCCTAAAATCTGTTTACCCAAAAAAATAGCCATTGTCGCCGACGTTTCCGCAAGCTTCATCTGGATTCTTCGCAGGGACATTCTTCCCTCGGCCTTGCCTTTTTCGAGTGCTCCCAAAAAGACCTCTTTATTTTGAGCGTTGAGCAAGGTTGTGTCGGTAGTTCCTAAACAGCTTGCTATTTCTTCGTTTGTGCATTGAAGTCTGCCCAAAGCCTGGACGAGTTCAATCCCTGCCTGATTGAGTACAAGCAAGGGACGACCGCCAGTTTGTTGTTTATCAAAAAATGTGTCTTTGTTTTTGCCCACGTCCGAACCCCTCTTTATTCGTATTCGACAAAGTAAGCCAGTTTCGAACCCGTAACCTTTTCCTTGACGATTTTGACCTTGTAGCCGTTTTTAATCAGTAAAAGCGCGAGCTGTTCGCTGTCTTCCTTTTTGTCAATTTTTATTCGTGTCATACTCCACCTCTCTTTATTATATATTCGGTTTTGCCGTTTGTCAACCCTTTATGACAATTTTTTTATCCGTTGATAGTTTGATAGCCGACGAGCGAAAAACCGCTGTAAATCAAAACTACCGTGTATTCTTCGCCAAAAGCGAAATATCCGTTGCTTTTCTTTGCCGTATAAATGACCGTTAGTTTATAGGCCGAAACCCTCGTTCCGTCTGTTGAGCCTTTCCAGAAACAGATTCGTTCTGCGTTGATTGTTCCGTTTATCTCTCTGTTGCTTTTCCATATTTCGATGGCTTTGTTCTTTTCTGCGTTTTGTACTCCGCTTATTGCTAAAAGCAATAACGCAACGACTATCGCCAGTGCTATGAGTGTTTTTGTTCCTTTTCTCATTCGTCTTTTCCCCCTTTATCTTTCAGACAATCGTCCGTGAATGGATTTTGCGTGCAGTCTGTCCCCGACCATGCAGGGCAATCTTTGCACATCGTTTCGACTTCTTTCCAAGTATCCGTGTAGTTCTGCCATCCCTTTTCTGCCTTTGCTTTTTCCCGTTGTTCGGCTTTCCACCGCTCGTTTTGATAGTCGGCAATCGCAAAAAGCGCAAGCACCGTTCCCGAAACAAGAGCTATTGAATACGTGAGCGTTAAGACAACCGTCGGCCATACAAAGTGGAATTCCGGAATCAGCTCCACCGCGAACCATACGCCGAACGCCATTATCGCCAAAAGCACGATGATGATAAATATCATATTGTAAAGTTTTCTTGCCATTGTTTCTATCTCCTTTTTAATACTCTTCTGCCTTGTCGCAAGTTGCTCCGTCGCAGGTTTCTTTTTTTCTTAAAGTGCAATATCCGTCCTGCCAAAAGCGGCAGTTTTCGCAGTGAATAATGTTCATTTTCTGTATCCTCTCCTTTTTCGTTTTTTGTGTTTTCGCTTTACATAGAAGTGTTCATTCTTCTGCCTCCGCTTGTTTGCACTTGTCGCACCGTATGCAAGGATAGTAACCATTGCCGCTGTCTGTTTCTAAATCAACATCAAAAAGGCAACAATACCACCCTCCCCAATTTCCCTCTAAGCACATAGGGCAAACGTTGTCTATTGTATCGCAATATTTGTCATCTGGCACTTCGATTTCAGCTCTTATTTTCGCCATTTTGCACCTCCACAGGTTCTCCGTTCCAGTATTTCTCCACCTTTGCCTCTTCTATCTCGTATTCGAACCACGTCTCGGCGTTAGCTTTCATCTCGGCAATTGCTTCTTCCTCTGTGTATCCGCCACCCAGAATGCAGACTTCATCAGGGAACACGCCTATAAGTTCGACGTTATAATATTCGTTAACCTTGTCAATCTTTATTCTTGCCATTTTCGTACTCCTTTAATAGTTCGTCGATATCTTTTTCGGTTATGTATGCGCCTTTTCCGCACCTCTCTTTCAGCTGTCTGGTTTGTTCTTTTTCCGCATACAATTCGCCTTTCAGCTCTCTGATTTGCTGTTCCAGCTTTTCGATTTGTTTGTTGCGATATTCTGCCTCGCCTTTCCACCTTCTTATTTCCGCCTCATACGCCGATTTGTCTTTTCTTATCACGAACTCCACAAAGTCCACGATTTCGCCTTTTATCGGCATTTCGTCGTCGCGTTCGATTTTGGACAGCGTAACCGTCAGGTCGTATGCTGCAAGCATTGTCTGCTCTTGTATAAGCCGCATAAAGCCGTCCACGGTTTTCACTTCGTATTGCCTGACTGGTAAAAATTTTGTTTCTTCAAAAGTTACTGTGTAAGTTGTCATTTTCCTTTCTCCTTTTTTCTTTCTCTATTGTACGCCAACAACGGAGTTTGAGTTTGCCGATGGCGGTCGGCTGTACATTTCTATGAGTTTTTTTATTTACAATCACGCCGCCCCGTGAGTGTATGCTATTTGTCAAGCAGACTTTCGATTGAGATTTGGTCTGCGTGCGTTTTTATCTTGCCGTTACCATATACCCACCAGTCAAACACCGCTTCTCCGTCAACCCACGATTGTGCAGCTTTGTCGTACCCGTCCACCAGTCTTTGAAAAGCATTTATGTAGTTCTGCTTTATTTTTGGATAATCGGCGAACTCCTTTTCTTTTTCGCAAACGGTCGCCATAGGACAACCGATACAACCTAACCTTTTATACGCTCCGCCCATTTCTTTGTAAAGCGGTGATTGCGGTATGTTTTCCACTTTCGAAAACTCCCACACATCTTCGTCAGTCCAGTCGATAATCGGGTTTATAAGCGTTTTATTCGTCCGATAGCACTGTTCTACTTGTCTGCGGTTTTCGTCGTTGTCGAGGTTCATTATAAGGCCACCTTTTGGCGTTTCTTCGACATCTGCAAGCTCATTGTTAATTATGCTTTCTTTCGTTTTTTTATCAGCCAAAATTTTTACTACGCCTCCGTTAAGAGAGCGCGCAACGCTTTCCGCCTTTCTAACGCCTGTAACACATATACACCCTGCTCCGTTTGTTTCTTTCAGCTCTGCACAACAATATCTTTGCAATCGTGTCGGTGGCATTCTTTTTTTGACAATCAAGTTCCACATCGTAATAGGAGTGCCGTCCGAATAGTGAGCCTTATCTATAATTATTGACTTGTCTGCCTTTATCTCTTGCACAACAGACGGGTGGTCAACGGTCGTCAAGTTATAATGCGTTTCAAACGGAACGCCTGCCATTTCGCATATTCGTTGTACTACCTTGCTATCTTTACCGCCGCTATAACACAAATATAACGGCTCTTTCGATAAATTCGCAAGACGAACACGCTCAACGGCTATATCTACCTTGTTTATTGTTACATCTAAATAACGCTCAATTAGTGCCATAATTACACCTTTTCTATCATATCTGTGGAATATACCCAGCCCGTATATGACCACTCGCAGTTGAAGAATTTCAAGCCCACACGGCCGTCTTTCTCAAGACTTACTATTTCCGCATAAAGTCCACACAACGGATACATATTCTTAATGAAGCCGTTTTTGCAAAGTATAATATCTCCGACATCGTCAACTCCAAACTCTTTGACCATATCGTCCCATTGTCTTATTCTGACAAGTTCACCAACTTTAAACTTCGGCTCTTCTTTGACAGGCTCGCTCGGTTCTGCAAGCAGTTTAGCTTCTGTTTCTTTGTCGCCGTATGCCCTCGCCACAGCAAGTGCAGTTCCAAATGCAAGGTTGAATTTGTCGTCTGGGCTGCACTTCGCTATGCCTTTTCTGCCGCCTACCAGTTTGACAATCACCGTGTTTTTGTTCACAATGCGCAACATATTTTGTGTATATTCCACAAGGTCGAAATATTTTTCCAAAAGGTGGTACGTTTCGCCTCTATCGCATGTTGGAGTGATAGTTTCTGCGTAGATGAGTCCGTTTTCTATGCTTAATACTTTGCCAGTCCAGTTACGCTCTTGGTTTGTGTAAGTATATGCTGAATTGCTCTCTTTGTTTGCTCTGATAATGTCGCCTACTTTGAATTTAGCCATTGTTTTGTTTCTCCTTATTCTTTGTTTCTAATTCTCCTATGTAATCGCTATAATCTGCGATATAAAGTGTTGTTTTGAACGGCGTACCGTCTGCCGCCTTATAGCGGTGGTCGTAAAAATCGGCGTAAATATTGCCGTTGTTCACCGATATGCGCTGGTTGCCGATATATTCGAGGTTTTGTAACGCCTCTTGTCCGCAATAACTTTTCAGCACTTTCCAGATTTGCCTCTTTGTCCGCTCTTTTACTTCAAGCACTCGGCCGTCTGCGTGGTAGAATTTCATTTCAGTTCTCCTTCGCGGGGTTTGGCCGCCCCGCTCGGCTGTTATTTTTTAGGCAACAACAATATTGCCATCTACCATTTTGAAAGTTGCGTTGTAATCTTTAAGCATTGCGTAATCTCTTTTACCTTTATAGGTGATAGGGAAATCGTGAAACTCATTCACATAATTCACAATCCGTTCTTCCTCTGTATATACATCTGACGCTCTATACGTTCCTACAAATCTATGGTCAGGAGCGTAAGTCTTTTTCAATGCAGTTCCGAAAGTATATCTTCCATATTCGAACCATACGTCAACGTCATCGTATGCTTTTAAGATGTTTTTGATTTCTTCCTGAACTTCCTGAGGTAAACTATTGAATTTTTCCATTTCCTACTCCTTTTTGGCTTTCGCCTTGTCCTTTTTATACTCTTATTATACGCCTTTTTATGGTGAATGTCAACTATTTTTAATATTAAAAAACAATCTTTTTTTACTATTTTTCGGAGAAGAAAAAACGGCCGTTTATGACCGCTTTTCTATGAAATCAAAGAACTTTTGCAAAGCCTTTTCTTTGTTTTTGTTAGGTTTTCCGTTGATGTCAACGACGAGGTTTTTTTCGAACAGTTTTGCGACGTCCCTTTGAGCGTTTTTGTAGCCCTGTTTGAGGCCGTCCCGATAACCCCTTGACGGAGCGTTTTCGTTCATTCCAACCTTGCCGCTGTCCTGACCGCCGACCGTCTTATTCCGCAACTGATAGCCACGACTTGCCCAGTCTTTTATCGCTTTTCTTTCCGCCTCGTCCAGCTCTTCCGAAAGGCAATATTCGACCGTGATTTTATACCCGTTCGGGTTTTTGTCAAACAGACCGTGTTTCCGAATTGACTTGTCTATATGCTGTTCGTATCCAGTTAGATGTTCCGCAAGCCTTGTCAGAACCTTTTTCGCCTGACCGACATATGCGTATTTTATGCCGTTTTCTTCTCGGTAAAAAACGTATATGCCTGGACAGTCAATAGCTGCAGGGCAAAGAAGCTGAATCCTGTTTTTGTTCGCAGCTTCGATTGCCTTGATTTGCCGAAAGTTTGGTTTAGACATTTATCAACCCCCATTCTGCGAACTTTTCAAAGCCGCCGATTTTGTCGATGTAATCTCGGGCAATTTTGACGATTTCCGAATAAGGCTTGCCGTCAATGGTAGTGTCGCCGATTGCGCAACAAAGATTGACTTCTTCGCCTGTTCTCTGTGCTTTCAAAAACGCATAGATATTGACCGAAACGTCAGCTTTTGACAGGTCTTTTCCGTGCAAGCCTCCGCCTGTAACCGCTCTGCCCATATCACTGCCGAGCTTTCTGTTCGTCGCTCCGCTGTCAACGTCGGTTCCGCCTGTCCAGTCGCCCAGTGGATTGATTTTGACTTTTGTATAGCCGTATTGTTCCAAAACACGCCGCAGAATATCGCTGTCGGTGTTGCTCTGACAAACTATCAATTCTTCGCCGTTTATAATATACTTTCCGTCGCTTTTGTTCAGTCCATATATAAACTTCGCAACCTCTAAAAGCTCTTTTTCTTCGTCGTTCGTCGGAACGCCCTTAAATATGCCATTATCGCCACAACGAATTTCCTCCGCCTGATTTGCTGATAAAATGCAATCTTGCGAAACCTCTTTGTATGTAACATATTCAATTCCCGAAATTCTTTTCACCGCCGCACAAACATCTTGTTTGTCCAAAGCCACGCTCGTTTCTGCAATGATTGCGCAGTCGCCGTGGCCGATTAGAACCTCGACGGCTATTCTTGGATTTGTTTCTTTCTGATAAGCAAGGTCAACCAACGCTCCTGCTATTCTGTCAGCCACCTTATCGGGATGGCAAGGGTTTACTTTTTCAAACATTTTTATTACCTCTTTTAATTTATTTTAACGGCTTTCTTGCCTGTCAAATTCTCATATCTTTTTATTATAACGTCGCAATATTTCGGGTCGAGTTCCATACTGTAACCAATTCTTCCTGTTTGTTCGCATGCAATTATTGTCGTCCCGCTGCCACCAAACAAGTCAAGAACAATGTTTCCTTTCTTCGTGCTGTTTTGTATTTGATATGCGAATAACTCGACTGGCTTCATTGTCGGATGTTCGCCATTTCTTTCTGGTTTATCAAACTCAAGAATTGTCGTTTGACATCTGTCGCTATACCAATTATGGCTCGCACCGTCTTTCCAACCGTAAAGGCATGGCTCGTGTTTCCATTGATAATCTTGCCGACCGGGAACCAATGAATTTTTCTTCCATATAAGTTCTTGCCTTACTTCCAAGCCGCTATCATTAAGAGCCGTTTCAAAATTACAATGCTCTCTCGAAGCAAACCATATATAAAATCCACCACCCCTCTTTAATACAGAAACGGCAGCCGTAAAAGCACTCGTCAAAAACTCTCTGAATTTGTCGCTTTGCATTTTGTCGTTTAGGATTGTCAAAGCGTCCTTTGTTTTGCCACAATACGCCACGTTATATGGCGGGTCGGTTAAAAACAAATCGGCTTGCTTCCCGTCCATTAGTATTGCGACCGTTCCTGCGTCTGTGCTATCGCCACACATAAGACGGTGTTCGCCTAACTGCCAAATATCGCCGAGTTGCGTTATCGGCTCGTTTTCCTCGTCAACTTCGGGGATTTCGTCTTCTACGATTTGCAACGGTTCTTCAAAAGAGGGGAACTCAAACCCAAAATCAAAGCCTTCAAAGTCGAGGTCTTTTAGCTGTTCTTGAAGAATATCCAAGTCCCACTCGGCAAACTCGCCCGTCTTGTTGTCCAGAATACGATATTTTTGTTTTTGCTCTTCCGTCAAGCCCTCTTTCACGACGACCTCGCATTCTTTCCTGCCTAACTTTTTTAAGGCTTTCAAACGCGTATGCCCTGCCAAAACGACATTGTTTTCGTCAACCACAATTGGCGAACAATAACCGCATTGCTTAATGCTCTCGGCGACCGCGTCAACCGCTCCGTCGTTCTTCCTCGGATTTTTTCCATAAGGCTTAACTCCGTCAGCTTCAACTTCTTTAATTCCATTTTTTACCTCTCTTTTTTTATTAAATATTTTCAACAGCCATTCGCTGATTTTGTCTTGATAAACGACAATCAACGTCATTGCTACCCCTGCCGCAACCCCTATCGTCAGCCACAAATACCACTGAATGCCCAACTTCGCAAGCAGAGCAACGAGCTTCGTTCCGAATATCGTCCAGAGCGCCGTCATTGTTCGGCTTAAAACTTGCACCCCGAAAAATGTCGAATATCGCATATCCGTCAGCCCTGCTAAAAGGCAAAGCAAGTCGTCGGGAAAAACGGGCAAAACAAACATAAACATCAACGTTGTTTTTTCTCGGCCTTTCATTTTTCCTCGCCACTTTTCGACCGTCTGCGGCTTTGCGAATTTGTAAACGGCTTTCAAGCCCCACTTTCGACCTATCCAAAAAGCCAAAAGCGAACCGCCGATTTGCCCGACCAAAGTCAGAATCAAACAAAGCCACCAGTCAAACAAAAGACTTCCGGCAACCGTAACCGGCGTTGAGTTTATCGGAATAAATGTAACCTGCAAAAACTGCACTACCGCATAAACGATAGGCGCAAACGCTCCGCTATTCTTTATTATTTCGATTATTCTTTTTGCCACGCTTGCCCCCTTTTAAATCGTTTATTATCCAGCCGACAAACCACGAAACGGCCGCAAACATCGCAAAAACCACAAACCACAATATATCGCTCATTTTTGCTCTCCGTATTTCGCTTTTTCATAGAAGTCAATCAACGGCGTTACTCTTTTTTGTAGCTGTTTAATTCTGCTGTCAAGCTCTCGCCACTGATGTTCGACATCTTCGAGGTCTGACCGTTTGACCGCCATTCGGTAGCCTTTACTATCAGACGTGCTTATAATAGGCTTTTTTGTTGCAAGCACGCTCATAATGTCCCTTGCCTGCCTTTCGCTTTTCACGCCGCACACTCGGCAGACTTCTTCGAGTGTAAGCGTTCGGCCGTCCCTCATTTCTGCCCACAAAGCATTGACCTTTTCTTTCATATTGTCCGTTATAGGTTTTTCGCACTTCATAAATAGCTCCTCCCGATTAAAGCTCTGAATTCCTCTCGGCTGTGGTTTTCTTCGAACCGCCGCTGAAACTCCTCTTTCAACCGCAAGTCCATTTCACGGTTTCCGTGGACGGAGTTTTTTCCGCCCATATTGTGGTGATAATTGCACAACCGCACCGTGAAACCGTATTTTTCCGAAACCGCCCTTTTTGCCGTTCCAAAATAAACGTGATGTGTGCATTCGGCTGGACGGCCGCAAAAAAAGCACCTATCCATTCGACCACTCCTTGTTGATTTGCTCCTGCAAAATCTTTATATAAAGCTTCGTCGCGTTTATGCACTCAAGGTTCGCCTCGTAAATTGTTTTGGCAACGTCCCTTTGAAAACGTTTCTCGGCCACACTCGGTATTCCGTAGCAGATTTTGTCGATAACTCCGACGGCCTGCCCCTCGTCCCTCAACCTCAAAACTTCCTGCCGTAAAAGGACTTTATAATCGCGTTCAGCGGCGGCAAAGGCTGTTCCGCTTTTGCGAAGTTCTTTCACCGCCACCGTCAGTTCTTTTAGCTTTTGTTCCAGCTCTTGTATTATATCCATACTCTAAAACGGACAATCTTCCGCCCTGACTTCCACTTTCGGCAAACTTTCCGCAGAAGCAATCTTTTGACACTTCATACAAAGCGGCCTGCCGTATCTTTTCACCGAATAATTGAAAACCGCAGGGGAGATGTTTTCGTCGCAGTCAGCGCAATGGCCTTTCTTCGGCTCTTCTTGCGGTTTTTCCTCGCTGTTCGCCGTTACTTCCACAAAGTCCGCATTTTCGACTTTCGGCTCGACCTTTGGTTCGGCTTTCTTCTCCGTCTTTACAACCGCACCGTCTTTCGGATAGCTAAAAACGATTGCGTTCTTTTCGTCGGCAATCTTCAAAAGCGAGATTTTGCCCGATTCGTTGTAACCGATTTCCCAAACCCTGTACTTTTTCCACGGTTCTGCAAGAATCCACTTTTCTTTGCCTGTCGCTGTCTTCGTCCGTTTAACAGGAACGGAAACGCCTATTCTTGGAGCGGTATAGAGCTCACGACCGATTCCCCATTTGAATCCCGCGCGTTTGAAGGCGTCGCTCGCCTCTGCCTTATACTTGTTATCGTCCGTTTGCTGGCTTTCAATTCCGCAGTCAGACTTCGAAACCCAAACGTCGCCGAACCGAACGGAAATCGTGCAGAACAGCTGCTCGCCGATTCTTTCGTACTTGTCCGACCAGTTCTCCGCGCCGTACACTTCGTCCAAAATGTCCATATCCACTCTTGCCGTCTTGTAAAGCAAAAGCATTGCCGTTCCGTTCTCTCCCTCTTTGTAAGGCGGTTTTATTTCCGATACACGCACTTCGATTTCGTCCGCCCTCAACTTTCTGATAGTTCCCATTTTTCGTTCTCCTTTATTTTAAGTTTATGTTTGTTCTTTCTTCGAGTTCGCAACCCTCGACAGCCACTCCCAGTTTTAACGACGCTTTGATTTCCGCAAGGTTCGGTTTTTTTATGACCTTTTCGTCGATATAGCAGTCAGGGATAAGCTCCTCGTTTATCACTTTCACCGCAACCGACTTTCGGAAGCCGACCGTAACTCTTGCACTCTCAAAACCTTTTCCGTTCAAAACCGACGTTAGATATCGCTTTAAGCTGTCCACCTTTTTTTGCTTATGCTCCGCTCTCTTCTTTAGATTGTCGCTTTCAGCCTTTAAGGCCGCTATTTCCGCCGTCAAAGATTTGACGTAGCAGCCGATATTTTCGACTTTATCGTCAAAAGCAAGGGATAAGTCGTCTAAAAGCTGTTTCGCCTTTTCCTCGTCGATTTCGCCCGTTTCTTCGTCGATACACTCCGCATTGTAACCTTTCTCCAAAAGCTCCTCGAGAGCCTCGTTTATTTCGTAAAGTTTCATTTCTTAACTATTCTCCTCAATTCCAGTTTGTTTTTTCCGTTTGCCTCAATCGCCCAGACCTCGCCTTTCTTTCCGTCAATCTCTTTGAAGATTGCTTTCGGAATCGTGATTGTAGCCTGCCCCGATTTCGTAACTTGCACCGCAACCGTTTTGACCATAGGTTCACCCCCTTTTTTCTTTACTTCCCTTTTATTATATACCATTTCCTGCTAAATGTCAACTATTTTTAATAGTTTTGTCTGTAAATTTTTCCATTGTAAGGTTCGTCCCATTCCCATTCGTCTGCATCGCCCCAAAGCTTCACGCCGTTTTCTTCGCCGAGATACACTTTCGCCCACGCTGGCCGTAGATTTTCCGCCGCCTTTTTATAGAACGTCAATATATAATTGATGTCAAAATAGACTTTCGGATTTTCCGAACGTGCTCTCGGATAGTCTTTTGCGGCCATTTCGCACATCTTCGCCATAACCGCTCCGTCGATGTCGGCCGTGAGAACCTGAATCGAACTCACCGTTGCCGCCGCCTCTTCCCTTGTTTGCTTGCTGTAAAACTGCGGCGTTATGAATCGGCAAAGCGCATAAACAGCTCTCGCCTTGTCCCTCGCCTCGCTCTGCTCCGCAATCTGTCCGTAAAATGTTGTCAATTCGTTCATAGCTCACCTCATAAGTCTTTCAAGTCTGACAGCCAGTCCGTTTCCGACCTGCCTTTCTTCAGGGCAAAAAAACCCTGCCAACTGTTCATCACCGACTGTTCAATGACGGCCACCGCCTCGCTCTCCGTCTTTGCGAGTTCGTGTAGCTTCTTCACCGCAAGTTCCAGTCCGTGAGTGGTTATCGGCTTTTTGATTGCCTTACGCATTTTGACAAACTCCCTCAACGGCTGTTGAATAGATATAGGTTGAGCTTCGATAACCTCGTCAAGGCTTTTTTCTTTCGCATTTGCGACTGGCAGATTTGAGGTTTTCTTCTCTTCTTCTTCTTTTTTATTATAATTATTATTTTCACATTTATTTTTTTCTTTATATGAGATGTCCAAATTTTCAACTTCCAGATGTGTAAATTTTTCACATCTTGATATTAAAAAATCGGACAACTTGTTTTCGTCGATTTTATAAAAGTTCTTCGCCGGAACGCCTTTTCGCTCCACCACAAGCAACTCGTTTTCGACGAGAACGTCAACCGCCTTTCGGATTTCGTAAATACTCAAACACGTATCTTCGGCAATCAACGATTGTTCACGGTAAAATTCGCCCTCTGCGAGATTCTGATAAGAGCAGAATTGACCGAGAAGAACGGCCGCATTTACGCCCAGTTTGCGAGCAACAACCTTTGAATATGTTATAAAGTTTTCTTTCGCTATGATTTGTAAAACGCCCATAAACAGCTCCTTTTTATATAATAAACCCCTCTGCTACTTTCGGAGGCAGCCGATTTCGCAGAAGGGAAATATTAACACGTTTATTGAATTTTTTTGCAACCGCCTGCCTTCAGTTACTCTTTGATTATACCACAACCGCCGCCGATTGTCAATGCTTTTTCCGATAATTATAACCGTTTCGGCCGAATTTTACGATAGCAATGTAGCGGTCATGCTCTCTTTTCTTCTTTAACAGCTCCCGATACTTCAGGAACTCTTTATACTCCTCGCAATCGCAATGACAATATAAGCTCCGATTCGGGCAGTCTTTACAAGGTGCAACCATTTTTGTCAACCCCCTGCTGCAGAACTTTTTCCAAAATGCCATAAGCAAAGTCAATCTTTTCAAGCTCTTCACGGCTTGCCGTTTTCGCTCTTTGCCTCAAAAAGAACTTTTGGTTTTTTATAGCTCTCGTCAGAAGCACGAACCTTTCGGCGTTCCGCTCCGTCTTTTCGATGTCGGCCATTATGATTTCGTATTCGTGTTGGAATTTTTCCATTATAAGCACCTCTCAACTATATAACCGTTTCCCCATTCGATTCCGTCGCCGTCGGCCTCTTTCGCTTCTTCGGCCGTCCATTTATAGCCTGTCTGATAAGTAAGGCTTTTTGCCACACCTGCCCACGAGGTCGCCCTCGTCGGGAATATGCTTGCGTCGCCCGTTCTGATAAGCTCCTCAAGATGAACGACATCGCTCTTGCAATGCTCCCTTGCATACTTTTTAAGCAAGTGTTTCTCTTCGGTGGTAAGTTCTCTGTAAACGTACATTTTTCTTCTCCTTTTTTGGTTTGTTTTGCGTTCCGAGGTTTCCCTCACCCTATTTACAATTCTATTATACGCCCTTTTGTGGTGGAAGTCAACTATTTTTAATAGTAAATTTACAACAATTCGAAATATTTTTGCAGAAAAAAGCCACCCTGTTGAGAGCGGCTTTTTAAGGAGGAGAAATGAGAACCTTTGCGAAAAGTTCAATGTAACTTACATCTCTTTTCATTATATTCCGTTTTTTCGCTCTTGTCAATAGGTAAAACGAAAAAAAAG